CCGGCCACGTCCAAAAGCCTGTACATCAGCAGCCCGCAGATCAAGGGCTTGAGCCGCATCGAGCAGCTCTGGAACAAGTCCGACCAGCGCCGCTACCATGTGCCGTGCCCGCACTGCGGCCACATGCAGCACCTGCAATGGGCCGGCCTGCACTGGACGCCCGACGCCAAACAATGCTGGTATGTGTGCCAGGAGTGCGGCGCCACCATTGACGAGCACCACAAAACCGCCATGATCGCCGCCGGCGCCTGGGTGCCCGACAACCCCGGCGCCAAAATGCGCGGCTACCACATCAACTGCCTGTACTACCAGTTTGGCCTGGGTCCGCGCTGGCTGGACCTGATCGAGACCTGGCGCGACGTGCAGTCTGAGCCCGCGCGCCTCAAGACGTTTGTGAATGACCGCCTGGCCGAGCCGTGGGAAGACGCCGCCATGCGCGCCGTCAAGCACAACGCCATCAGCGACCGGGCCGAGCCCTACACCCTGCGCACCGCCCCGCATGGCGTGCTGGCCATCACCGCCGGCATCGACACGCAAGACAACCGCCTGGCCGTGCAGATCGTCGGCTGGGGCCGCGGCCTGGCGTTTTGGGTGCTGGACTATGTGGAGCTGCCCGGCGACCCGGCCAGTGATGAGGTGTGGACGGCACTCACCGAGCTGCTCAACACCCCCATTGCCCACGCCAGCGGCGCGCTGATGCGCGTGGAAGCCATGGCCAACGACGCCGGCGGCCACCGTACTGAGGCCGTGAAGGCCTTTGTGCGCGACCGTCGCGTGCGCCGCCCCATGGCCGTGTTTGGCGCCATCCCCAACAACGCGCCGGTCATCAGCAAGGGCAAGCTGCACGACATCGACTGGCGCGGGCGCAGCGACAAGCGCGGCGTGATGGTCTACCACGTCGGCACCGTGGGCATCAAACACTGGCTCTACAGCCGCCTGAGCACCGACGCCGACAAAACGCCAGAGACCCGCACCACCCATTTCAGCGACCAGCTGCCCAGCGAATACTTCCCCGGCCTGGTGTCCGAGACCTACGACCCCGCCAAAAACCGCTTCATCAACCGCCGCGGCGCGCGCAATGAGCCGCTCGACACCTGGGTCTATGCCTACGCCGCCGCGCATCACCCTGAGCTGCGCCTGCACCGGGCGACCAAGGCGGATTGGGACCGGCTGGAGGCGCGGCTGCTGCAAAACGTGCCGGGCAGCAACGTTTACACCGCACCCGAGCTGGTGGCACCACAGTCACTGGAAATCACCGTACAAGCCGCACCGCCACTGCGCAACCTGCCCGCCAAACGCCTTAAACCCACCTTCGTCAAAGGCTGGAAATAGCCCATGCCCACCCGCAAAACCCCCAATGAAAGGCTCAAGATGATCATCCGCGAAATTGCCATTTCTTTTGCCCGTGCCACCGGGGCGGCCAACCCGACGCCGGCGCAGATCCGCACGGTGGAGCTGGAAATCTCGCAGCACTTCGGTGGCGAGCGCCTGTATGTGCCGGCGCACCCCAAGGCGCGGCGCCAGGCCAGCGTGGCGGCCATGCTCAAGGACGCCAGCCGCACCCAGCGCGACATGGCGCGCGCCATCGGCATGAGCGAGCGCGGCCTGCGCAAAGCCATCACGGGCAAATAAGCGCGGCTGATACCGGAACTTTTTTGCCTTAACACGCCGCCAACTTGCGCCCATCATGCAGCCTAACCAAAGGCTGCAGGCATGCCCACCACACCCATCATCGAACCCACCCGCATCACCGCCGGCGACACCATCACCTGGCGCAAAGCCCTGGCCGATTACCCGGCCACGGTCTGGACGCTCAAATACCGCCTGGTCAACGCCGCCGGCAAGGTCGACATCACCGCCAGCGCAGACGGCACCGACCACCTGATCAGCGTCAGCAGCACCACCAGCGCAGCCTATACCGCCGGCACCTACACCTGGACCGGCTGGGTGGAAAAGGCGGGCGAGCGTGTCACCGTGGGTGGCGGCACGATGGTCATCACGCCCGATTTGGCGGTGCAAGCCAGCTTTGATGCGCGCTCTGATGCCGCCGTCATCGTTGACCAGCTCATGGCCGCGTACAAGACCTACACCGCCAGCCAGGGCCATGTGGCTGAGTACGAGATTGCCGGGCGGCGCATGAAATACCGCAGCAGTGCCGAGATTCTGGACGCGTTGAACCACTGGAAATCCATTCTGGCCACCGAGAAGCGGGCCGAGCGCATTGCCGCAGGCCTGGGCGGTGGCAACAAACTACTTGTGAGGTTTTAAGCCATGGGCATTTTTGACCGGCTTTTCAAACGAGCCGCGCCTGCGGCCCCCCCAAAAACCCGCCGCGCGGACGCCAACATTCGCGCCACCCGCAATTTCGAGGCGGCCCTGTCGGACCGCCTCAACGCGAGCTGGGCCAGCCCGTCGCTGTCAAGCAATGACGAAATCGCCGGCGCGCTGGAAACCGTGCGCAACCGCGCCCGCAGCCTGGCCAAAGACAACGAGTTCGCGCACAAGTACCTGGCCATGGTGGTGGCCAACGTGGTCGGACCCAGCGGCTTTGCGCTGCAGGCGCTGGCCAAGGAGGGCGACACGCCCGACACCCTGGCACGCAAGCTGATCGAAAAAAGCTTTTTCGACTGGCAGCGCCGGGGCGCTTGTGAGGCCAGCGGGCGCCTGAGCTTTGCCGATGTGCAGCGCCAGGTCATCGAGACCTGGGCGCGCGACGGCGAGGCCCTGGTGGTGCAGCTCACCGGCAAAGAGGCCGGCAATGCCAACGGCTACGCGCTGCGCCTGATCGAGGTGGAACGCCTGCCGGTGCAGTACAGCAAAGACCTCAAAAACGGCAACCAGGCCATCATGGGCGTCGAGGTGGACGCCATGAACCGCCCAGTGGCCTACTGGCTCAACATGGGCCGGCTTGACAAAACGGGTGGCACCTACCCCAACCAGGCCAACCTGACGCGCTTTGACGCCGCCCAGGTGCTGCACATCTTCAAACCCTACCGGCCCGAGCAGGTGCGCGGCCTGCCCAGCATGCACACCGTGATCGCGGGCCTCAAGATGCTCGACGGTTACGAGGAGGCCGCCATCATCGCCGCGCGTGTGGGCGCGTCCAAAATGGGCTTTTTCACTACCCCTGACGGCGACGCCTCCCCGCTGGCCGACGACCAGGACGACCAGGGCAACTACATCACCGACGCCGACCCGGGCAGCTTCCAAACGCTGCCCAAGGGCGTGAGCTTTCAGGACTGGAATCCCGATTACCCCCACGCCAATTACCAGGCCTTCATGAAAACCCGGCTGCGCAGCATTGCGTCAGGCCTGGGCGTGACCTACCACGGCCTGGCCAATGATTTGGAGGGCGTGAACTTTTCCAGCATCCGCAGCGGCACGCTCGAGGAGCGCGACGCCTGGATGGTGTTGCAGAACTGGTTCATTGAGGCGTTTTTGCGCCCGGTGTTTCGTGAGTGGCTGACCTGGTCGCTCACCACGGGCGCCATCGCCTTCCCCAAAGGCGCCAAGCTGCCCATCGCCAAGTACGAGAAATTTGCCGAGCACACCTGGCTGGGCCGGCGCTGGGGCTGGGTCGACCCGCTCAAAGACATCGAGGCCGCGCGCCTGTCCATCAAGAGCGGTATTGCATCGCCGCAAATGGTGGCCGCGCAGGCGGGTGTCGACATCGAGGACGTGATCGCGTCCATTGCCGAGTTCGAGCAGATCGTGGCCGCCAGCGGCATCAGCCTGATCAACTTCGAGAGCAACCCGCAAGGGCAGGCTGCGGTGGAAGAAGCCGCCGAGCCACCCGCAAAAACAACAGCCTGAACCGGAACTTTTTTGCCTTAACACGCCGCGCAAAGCAGCCCATCATCAGCCCCACGAAAGCACACCACCATGACCACAGCCCGCACCCTCAAAACCGGCACCCTGCACCGCATGGCCACCTTTGCCCGCGCCGAGGTGGACGAAGCCGCGCGCACCGTGCCGCTGGCGTTCAGCAGCGAGACCCCGGTCAGCCGCTGGTTTGGCGACGAGATTCTGGACCACTCGATTAGCAGCGTGCGCCTGGGCCGCCTGAACAACGCCGGCCCGCTGCTGGTAGATCACGACCCCACACGCCAGATTGGCGTCATTGAGCAAGTCACCCTGGGCACAGATCGCGTCGGACGCGCACTGGTTCGCTTTGGAAAAAGCGAAGCCGCCGAGGAGATTTACCAAGATGTCAAAGACGGCATTCGCCAGCATGTGTCAGTGGGCTACCGAGTCCACAAGATGGTGCTGGAAAGCAAGCAGGGCGACCAGGAGAGCTACCGCGCGACCGATTGGGAGCCGATGGAGATCTCTTTGGTGGCTGTGCCTGCCGACGCCACTGTAGGCGTGGGCCGCGCCCAAGCCCCGCAAGACGCGCAAGCGTTTGAGACCCTGATCGAAGGCGCCCGCAACGCCGAACCCGTTACCCCCGAAACCTCACCCGCCACCAAGGAACCCATCATGACTACTCCCGACATCCAAGTGATCGAAGCCGCCGCCCGCTCTGACGCCGCCAAAAACGAGCGCAGCCGCACCAACGAAATCGCCGCCCTGGGCGAAGCCCACGCCAAGCGCGGTGGCGACAAGCTCGCCATGCAATTCATCCGCGAAGGCAAGAGCGTGGAAGACTTCCGCGCCGCGCTGCTCGACGCCGCTGCCAAAGAGCCGCAGCAGACTGACACGGTGCAGCTCAACGCCCGCGAAGCCAAAGATTATTCCTATGTGCGCGCCATCGCCGCTGCCTTGGCCCGCGCCGAAGGCCAGAACGTGAGTGGCTTCGAGGTCGAGATCAGCCAGGACATCGAGCGCGGCATGCCCGCCAATGTCAAGCGCAATGGCGGCATTTTTGTGCCCCTGAGTTTGCAGCGCGCCCCTATTGCTGAGTCGCTGTACAACACCAGCGGCAAGGGGGCTTCTACAGTATTCACCCAAGCCGGTGACTTCATCGAGATGCTGCGCAACGCCTCTGTGGCCGTTGGCCTGGGCGCCCGTGTCATGAACGGCTTGACCGGCCCGGTCAGCTTTCCGAAACAAACCGGCGGTGCATCGGCCTATTGGCTTGCTGAAAACGACGGCACCAACGTGACCGCGTCCAACGCCGCGCTCGGTGCTGTCTCGCTCAGCCCCAAAACGCTGCAAGGCACCACGGCGTTTTCCCGCCAGTTGATGGCCCAGTCCAGTCTTGACGTGGAAGCCTTCATCCGCGCCGACCTGGCCGCTGCCCACGCGCTGGCCTGGGACTTGGCCGTGCTGCATGGCACCGGCAACAACAACCAACCCACCGGCATTTATGCCGCCTCGGATGTCAACAGTGTGGCCTTTGGTGGTGTTCCCACTTACGCGCTGCTGGTCGACATGATCACCGAAGTGCTGAAAGACAACGCCCTCAACGGCTCGCTGGCTTTTGTCACTACCCCCGGCCTGGCTGGCAAGCTGGCCAAGACCGTGGTGGCCGCCAACACCGACACCCGCATGCTGTGGAGCGGCAAGCTCAACGAGGGAGAAGTGGCCGGTTACCGTGCCGTGGCCACCAACCAGGTCAGCGCCACCCTGGGCGGCGGTGCCGAGCAGGGCTTGATCTTTGGCAACTGGGCCGATGTGATGATTGGCAACTTTGGCTCCATGGAGCTGGTGGTTGACCCGTATGCGCTGAAGAAGCAGGGCATGATCGAAGTGACCAGCTTCCAGCTGTGCGACATCGCGCTGCGCCACGGCCAGAGCTTCACCAAAGCCACCGGCGTCACCCTGAGCTGATCGACCGCCGCGCCATGAAGATCACCTTCACACGCGGCACCGCGTTGGGCGGCATCGGCAACGATGCCTACCCCGGCGACGTGCGCGACCTGCCCGACGCCAAAGCCCAGAGCCTGATCACTCAGGGCCGCGCCGTGGCAGGTGACAAAAGCATTAAGCGCAAAGAGGTCAAGCTCACGCCCCGGCCAGCCGCGCCCGAAACCCTTACCGAAAGCACATGATGGACATCATTGGCGACTCCACACTTACCACACTGCAGGCCCCGGCCAGCATCAGTGCCAGCGGCAACACCGCCGGCGTCGACGCCCGCTCATTGGCAGGCCAGGGCGGTTTGATTCTGACCGGCTACGCCACGGCAGGCACCCTGCCCACGCTGGCCGTCAAACTGCAGGCCGCGCCTGACGGCGACGTGGTCACCAGCGTGACCCCCGGCACCAACGCCGGCAGCGGCACCTGCACCCAGGTGTATGGCGGCCCGGACGCGGTGGCCGAGACCATCACCCTGACGTTTTCTGACGCCAACACCGCCACCGTTACCGGCAGCGTCACCGGCCCGCTGGCCGTTGATGCCACGGTGGGCACGCTGTACCAAAGCAGCATTGTCGAATTCATGCTGACAGCCGGCACCGACGCCTTCGAGGCTGGCGACACGTTTGCCATCATCACCACGGCGCGCACCTATGCCGACGTGGCCGGGGCGGCTTTCACCGGCCTGACCACGGCGCGCAGCATCCAGAAAATTGGCGTCAACTTCGACAAGCTCAACCGCTTTTTGCGGCTGAACTATGTGCTGGGCGGCTCCGCTGGCCCGGCCTATGCCGTGGCAGTGGCGGCCATCAGCGCGGTGCAGTAAGCCATGTTTGTCGAAGACTTCAGCACCTTCATGAACTCTGCCGAGTTCGCCATCACGGCGACCTTGGCCGGGCGTGAAGTCACTGGCATCTTCGACAACGGCTACGCGCTGGCCAGTGTCGGCCTGTCCGGCATGGCCGGCAGCCAGCCGGTGTGGCTGGTGGCCACCAGCACCATCCCACCCATTGTCATCGACTGGTTTTTGTACTTTACCGAGCCGCTGGACCCGCTGGACCTGTTGGTCACGCTGAACGACGTGCTTTACAAAGTTGTCGCGCACGAGCCCGACGGCACCGGCATGAGCCGCCTGGTGTTGGAGCTGGCATGAACAGCGCTTTTTTTGACATCCAGACCGCGCTGATCGCCGCCCTGTCTGCACCCACGGCGCTGGCCGGTGGCCGCATTTATGCCAACCGGCTGCGCCCCATTGCCGCCAACCAGGCCAGCGCCATCGTGGTGCGGCTTGACCAGGCGCAGGGCACCGAGATGGTGATTGGCTCGGTGGACTGGTCCACCGCTTACGCCGTGGAGTGTTACGCCCGCGCCGCGTCAGGCACTGACCCCGCCGCTGCGGTCGATGCGCTGCTGCTTGACGCCTGGGCACGCCTGGCCGCGCTGGACTTTACCGCGCTGGACGCGGTGATCAGCATCAACCCGCAGATCGACTGGCAGTATGACGACGCCGAAACCCCGGTGGTGTGCGCCGTGATGCGCATCACCGCCCAGCATCGCACCAGCCTTGCCGCTTTGACCTAACCCGAAAGATCACTTTATGGCCACCAAAGACAGCACCCCTACCGCCACACCCGAGAACACCCCCATCCCTGGCGGTGGCCGCTGGCGTTG